AATGAATAAAAGTAATCAAAGAAATTCTGTTGTTTGTGAAACAAACAATAGCATTAATAGGAGTATAGATGGCAATAATTAAACCAAACAATAATACAATATCAGCTATAACTGCTTTACCAGATGGTATCGTATCTTCTGCTTCACTTGCTAGTGGTGTGGGGGGTAAGGTTTTACAATATGTAAAATCACAATCTGGTAATTTTGACGCTTCTCAAGGAAATTGGAATGTTACTTCTACATCAATGACAAGCACAAATATTACTGCTTCAATTACACCAACTAATTCTTCGTCTAAAATTATTGGAACAGGATTTGTTACCTATGGTGCTGATGGAAGTAATATAAGTGCTTTGCAATTTGGATTTAAAATACAACGAACATCAGACAATGCTGACAAAACAGCTATGACACCAGGAAATGCTTGGCAATGGGATAGTGAATATAATGGAAATCAACAAAATAGATGGGATGTTTATAGAATGATACCAATAAATTTATATGACGACAATCATGGAACTACATCTGAAATAACATATAGATTATTTGTAAGAAGTGGTTCTGGACATCAAAATAGAGGTGGTTCTATGTATTTAAATTTATTTGAGGTACTTTAATTATGAACATAGCAACAAAACATTTTTTAGCAATTAAAGGTATTAATCCAAATGCTGAATTTAGTATTACGAATAATGATTTAGATAATATTAATTGGTTAAATGGAACAACACCTATCCCTAAAGCTGACATAGAAGCTAAAATGGTAGAGTTACAAACAGAGTATGATGCTAACCAATATCAAAGAGATAGAGCAACTGCTTATCCATCAATTCAAGAACAGTTAGATATGCAATACTGGGATAATGTTAATGGTACTACTAATTGGAAAGATGCTATTGCTAAAGTTAAACTAGACAATCCTAAATCATAATGAAATTCCTGTTGGCTTATACTATTTGTTCTGCCATGACAGGAATGTGTAACACACCTACAATGTCACCCATGGAATTTAATACATGGAGTGATTGTAATAAAGCAGGAGCATTAGCAACTGTAGAAGTTATCAATTATAACTCTGAAAGATTTAACGAAGAAGAATTATATGTTACTTATTTTTGTAACAAGGTAGGTGATGGTGCGTAAAAAAAAAACTTTAAAACAAAATATAGAAGATAACAACTCTATAAGAATATCTTACCACGAAAAAGTTTGCGCAGAAAGAATGAAAACTTTATTTAAAGCTATTGATGAAATGCGTACAGATATAAAAGAATTAAAAAGTGATGTTAATAAAAGTAAGGGTGGTTTTAGAGTTCTGCTGCTAATTGGTGGTGCGATAGCTTCCTTGCTAGGCTACATCAAATATAATGGCTAGAAGAAAAAAAGCTATAGTTGGCTTAACTACAGAACTTACTGCTCAACTTCGTCTTGCAAAAGATCCTAATATACTAGTGTTTACACCCCTGGGTGGTCTTGGACCAATAGACATTGTTACTTTAAATATGACTACAGGTGAGTATAATGCTTATGATGTTAAGGCTAAAAATTATAGAAAGGTTGACAGTTATACTGCGCCAGATGGATATAAAAGAAATCTTAAAGGATCCTTTATATCTAGAGGAGCAACTAAAGAACAAAAGAAATTAAAAGTAAAAATAATATATGAATAGGAGAAACAATGCCATTTGAAATGATAACAATGCTAGGTTCTACTGTACTCGGTGGAGTAATGAGTATCTGGTCACAAAGTATAAAAGCAAAAAGAGAAGAACAAAAGATGCTTATACAAAGAGCTGAAGTTCAACAAAAAGGTTTTAAAGAAGCAAGGGAATATGAGAATAAAGGTTTCCAATGGACCAGAAGAATTATAGCATTAACTGCTGTCTTTGCGATAGTCTTGCTGCCAAAATTAATGCCAATAATATCACCAGACACTAGTGTTATTGTAGGTTATCTAGAGTTCAAACCTTCATTCTTTTTTATACCAGAAAAAGAAGTTATGAAATGGATAACATTATCGTCTAACAGTTTTGTAATCACACCATTAGATACTAATTTAGTTTCTGCAATAATTGGATTGTATTTTGGTGGATCTTTAGTAAAGAAATAATATGAGTAACGAAGCACCAACAATGTTTGTATCGCAGTATAGTAGAAAGAAACCTACTTTACTTGCGCAGCAAACAGGTAAAAAGAAAAAGAAAAAGAAATATAAGAAGAAAAGATAATGGCAAAACAAAAGTTTACACATTTTATACCTAGAGATAAACCAAAGAAGCGTGGACCAGGAGCGCATAAGAAGTCTAAAAATAAAAATGAAAAAAGACAACAGAAACTTACAAGATACAAGGGTCAAGGAAGATGATTGATAAATTCTTATTAAAATTTTTTGGTGGTTTAGATAATTTATTTTCATGGCTTGAGACTTATTCTATAAAGCTTACTACATGGTTATGGCATTCAAGAGTTAATCTGTTAAATAAAAAAAGAAAAAGAAAATGAAATATTCTGTTTCAGATAAAACAAATGTTAGTATGCCTATCAAAAATATGCTTGCAATTATCGCAGGAGTAGCTGCAGGTGTTTTCGCATATACTGAAGTTACTGCTAGACTTACTTCCTTGGAAACTTCAAGAGAATTATTTCAAGCAGATCTATTAAAAAAATCAGAACAATTACCTACAGATCAAGAACAATATATGTTGATTGAAGATCTATATAAAACAACAGAAAAACTAGAATTAACTCAAGAACAAAATATGACTAACAAAGTCAACATACAGTTTTTAAGAGATCAGTTAGATAAAGCATTAGCTGATGTTGAAGAGTTAAAAGATAAGGTAAGAGCCAATGGAAAGAATTACTAGAAAAATTGTTCAATATTTAAGTGATCTAGATAAGAAAACAAAACAAATGAACTTTGTAAAACATCTAAAGAAAGAAGTAGAAACAGGTAAACATGGTACACAAAAATATGTTATCAAAGAAGGTAAGAATAAAGGTAAAGTATTATGATTGAATCTGTTGTCGCTTTATGTATGTTCATAGCAGGAGAACTAACAGAGCATCGTATTCAACCTGCAATGAGTGATTGTTTAAAAGGTAAACGAGTTGCCGAAAGATCTGCTAACGATAATATAGAATATAAATGTGGTAAGGTAAAAGCAGAGTTAGAAGAAAATATTGATGGTAGTAAAGCTATAAAAAAAATAGTAGAATAAAATTATGGCAATAAGAAAAACTACTAAAGGTAAGAACGCAAACTACAGACCAACAAAGTCTGGAGCTGGCATGACGGCTAAAGGTGTAAGAGCATATCGAAGAGCCAATCCTGGTAGTAAATTAAAAACTGCAGTAACAGGTAAAGTTAAACCTGGATCAAAGGCAGCTAAAAGAAGAAAATCATATTGCGCAAGATCTCTTGGTCAACTTAAAAGATCTTCTGCTAAAACAAGGAACGATCCTAACTCTAGAATAAGACAAGCTAGAAGAAGATGGAAGTGTTAATTTGAAAAAAACCTGGAAGAAACCAAAAGTTCAATCATTAGTTTGTGGTCATTGCAAAGAGTGTGACAAACAATTAATGAGTGATGAAGGTGGTTGGATAGTAACCCATAAGAAAGAATATTTTTGTCATGATGGTAAAGAAGGTTCTTGCTTTGATAACTATTGTGAGTTAAAAGTTAAACAACAACAACAACAGGAGTATGGTTATGTATGGTAAATCAAAAGGTAAAAGTAAATTAACATCTAAACAAAAAACTCTACCAAAATCTTTACAAAAAAAGATTATGAAATCTAAATCTAAAAAGAGAAAATAATGAAAAAAGGTTATCACAAAACTAAATCTGGTAAGATCGCAAAGAAGGGTCTTTACTATAACATCAATAAGAAAAAAAAAGCTGGCACTTCGAATTCTAAAAAGAAGTCTACAATCTCTGCGAAGGCTTACAAGAATATGAAGTCTGGATTTAAAAAGTAATTTTTCTTAACTCTTCATACTCTTCCCAAATAGTATTACCAGGGTTCCAGTATCTTCTCTTCTCCTGTTTATTACGGAGAGAGTTAATTACTGTTGTATGATCTTGATTAAATACTCTACTCATTGAAGAGATACTTACATTGTATTGTTCGTGTAAAAGATTATAGACAATGCTTCTTGCTCGAACTACATCTGAAGTTCTACCTTTACTGAATACATCGTTCTTGCTAACAGTATATCTTTCACACACTTTATCTACAAGTTTAGAAACAACTTCTATGTTTGCGTTTTTATATTTGATACCAATTTTCATTTTGTTATTGCTATCTAATATTGGTTGTCTTTGCATTAGTTCTGCTGCGTACAGAAATCCTTCCGAGAACCCTACCTCATATAATCTTTCTTCTTGGTTCGTTAGAAGGTAAAATGCTTTCTTAACCTTGTAGATAAAATGATTCTGATTTAAGTTTTTAATGTGTGTATTATAGTGTTGACTTATATTTATGGTCATAGATCCCCTACAGTTTGTGTTCGTTTTTTTCAACTATAAGTTATTATCTATTTAAAAGATAACAACTGTTCTTTTGTCTGCTCTATTTGCCAAAGTAATTTATAAGAATCTTGTTGATACTTATTTACTTTTAGCTTCGCTTCCAGGTACTTCTCGTGTTTCTTCGCTTGAAGATCCTTTAGCTTCTGCAGACGCATCTTGATGTTTTCCATCATGCTCCTTTGCTACTGTTGTAAAATCGTACTTTAAGTTATCGATTTTTACTTCTACAAACTCTCCTCTATTCGAGTTGTTTGCAGCCTTCTCTACATCATCAAAGAGTTCAATCATTTGAAAATGACACTCTCCATTGATAATTCTTTTAAATTTTGTCATACTTTTGTACCTTTTTCAACTTTTTTTTCGATCAAAAAATCTATATACTGTTTAGCTTTTTTAAGATCTTCAACACCATTTTTTAAATTATATCTTAAAACATACTTAATTATATTACCTGTACAAAAATCTAAATTATTAGAAATAATAAAATCAATAGGCTCAATCTTGTATTGAGTATAATGTTTTGGTTCTTTAATATTATCTGTCATAAGTTTGTAAGCAAGGTGGGGAAAACGGAAAGGGAAAAAAACCCCACCCTGCTTGATACCCTTTAGCCTAAGTTAAAAGGTATATTCGTTATTACCACCATCATCTGCTTTTGCAAAGCTATTATTAGTAGACTTACCTGCTCCACTTGGTGTTAAAATTATAGTCAACTCTCCTGCTTTTACTTTGCCGTCTTGATCTTTAGACGGAAAGGCAGCCTGGTTATACCACTTACCATTAATGTTTACTCCAATGGTCCAGTTCTTATCTGGATGCTTCATATTTTTTGGACCAACATATATAGGAAGTTTATCTTCTGGTGACTTCCAATCTGGGTTCTTGGTTAGGTTAATGTATATCTTGTCGGATTTATTATCCATGTTTACTCCTTGGTTATATCAACTACTGTTGATTATTGTTTAGTTTGACCTCATGCTCACGAGTATATTTCATAACTTGCTCGAATGCTTTAAGGTTATTTTTTTTAAGATACATAACTTGATCTCTAACCAAATCTTTAACTGCAGACAGTTGTCTTGAAGTTGTTGTGTCAGAAATATCTTTTATTATATCTTCTACATTTACCTCATCATCAAGGTAGGTAGGTTCTTCTACAGATTGCTCTGGAGAATTTTCTTCAAATGGTTTTGCGTTATAACCATCTTCTAAATCCATTCCTGTTTTTAAATTCAACGCATTTAGGAACGCATACTTTCTACTGTATGACATTGCTTGACCTGTTCCATATTTATCAAGACCACCCATCGCAGTACATCCATCAACTATAATAAAATTTTTTGGATCATCGATGTCAGTTATCTTCATGGTACAGGTTACAATTACACATTTAGGTGTAATATCTGTAACATAGTTACAAGTTGCATATAATCTATTTTCTAATAGAGCTGCCATTGCAACTCTTTGTACATCATCATGTAATAAAGGATTAAAAGGCATACCTTTTACCTTGCTTGCTTTCTTTACACCACTCGCATGATTACAGGCATTGTAAAGTTTCTCGTATATATTTTTCATATTTTTTTTATTTATTTGGTAAACATTAGCTTCACTACTCATATTTTTATTCCCCATAGTTTGGTTATTAATTGTTTTTGTTCATCTGCTAGATCTTTATAATAAAAGAAATGATTAAGATCTGGTGGCTCCATCATGCTTGCTAATCTATTGATGTTACCTTCAGAAAACATAATCATTTTTTCCCATGTTAGAATTTTATCTACCATGACATCATAAAGATGTTGTAAATGATCTGCCTTCATTAACTCATGGCTCTTATCAAAGACAACAAAATCTTTATCATTAACATATACCAAGTAAGGTATCTTCTTTGTTGCCATGTAGTAGAACGAAGTTTGTGTAAGGTTTTCTATTGTAGGCTCTGAAGGTAAATCTTGAGTGATCATGTTCCACTCTTCCTTACCTTTAACCTTCCTTAAATTAGGTGGTTTAGTTTTAAGTTCTATAAATTTTGTTTTAGTTTCATAATCGATACGACCAATAGTAGGTTTAATTTGACCAAACTCTTTTAGTTCTACATATCTTTCACAAACTAATTTTTCTTTTTCAACAATCTGCTGCACAACTTTTTTTGTGATTGGAATACAATCTTCTGCAAACTTAATCATAGCTTCTCTGCCGAACTTATCTTTTGCGTCAACAGGTTCTTTTGAATTTATAATTTCTTTTTCTTGATCGAAACAAACTTTATAATCTCGATCCCAATCTGTTTCTTTAATTGTTTTTGATTTGTAAATTACATCTGCAATTTGTTTCTGGACCACATTATTAACTAGGTTACCAAAGTTAGCTTTGTATCTAAATGGAAACTTCCTTCTAATTTCTTGAGGGAAACTGTAACCAATAATATTTTTTGCAAAGGGTGTACTTGTAGATGAATAAGACCAATGATCTAATCCTTCACCACC